AATGGACCATCTAAGATATAGAATTTGGGCGTCTCTCAAGTTCAATAAAAAGGTGGGGTCAGTAACAAAAGAACTTGGTTGTTCGATTCAGGAGCTTAGACAACATCTCGAGGCCTTATTTTATCCAAATAGCGAAACTGGAGAGACTATGACATGGGGTAATTATGGAAAATGGCATGTAGACCATATCTATCCTTTGTCCAAACTAAATCTCAAAGATCCGAAACAGTTCCAGATGGCCTGTCGTTATACAAACTTGCAACCGTTATGGGCGCACGATAATTTGGTTAAAGGCGCAAGGGTGGAGGCGACTGATGAATAAAATCGCAATCATAAGAAGACTGCCGGGATCGGGGCGATATAGACTTTACAGCAAGAAAAAGGATAAGTCTGGGCGAAGAAAAAATCTTGGAACCTTTGATTCTCTTTCGGCCGCCCAAAAACACGAGGGTCAGGTTCAGTTTTTTAAAGGCCAGGGAGCGGACGACCAATATGCTGACGACAAACACGGAAAGACCCTACACGACATAAGCCGCATAGCACAATATTTAGAGCGCGCAGGTTTTATAGCCCACGCAAAAGAGCTCTATGCCGTGATGGATTCGATTGATGGCAGCTTAGACGACAGCTGCGATGACATACCCGACGCCCAACTTAACCCCGAAAATATCAACCATACAGATGCGGTTTGGTCTGACAGAGAGTATTCCCCAATCGATATGGCCGGCGTTGGGCAGTTTGGTCTTCCTGGGCCTGTTACCGTAGCTTTTTTACAGCAGCTAACCAAAACGGCCCATGAGTTTGACTTAAAAGGACTAATCGAAGAAGCAGATGAACTGGACGAACTACTTGTCCAACTAACGAGAGAACACGAAGAGCAAGACAACATAGACTCCGTTGTGGGCGCTAATGGTTTGGTTGGTTCAAGCGTTACAGACAATCAGAACTGTGGTTTGTTCCAGGGTATGAGTGATTCCTATTTCTACACCGGATATCAGCAACAAGAGGGGGTGTTTGATCACGGACAAGACAAGAGCAGGAATAGTAATGTTGGTGGAGGTTATAATCGTGAAGAAACAGAAAGAAAACTTACCCTTTAACAACCCAATCTACTAATAATCACATCTAAATATAGACGTAGTGTATTTTGTATCAGGGAGTGGTATGTTCAAAGCATCTGATCTTGGCCCACGATTAACAGTTCAGATCTCGCCAGAAGAGAAGCAACTGGCCAAGAATGCCAAGATCGAGTTTAAGGCCGTGTTAAAGGAGCTCAAAGATGTTATTGGGACTATTCTGGACCTGCGTGACTCTATAAACGACCAGCACCCCAGCAAAGAGGATCTGGACAACAAATACAAAGGCCGGCTGCTGAGATATAAACGCAAAATAGTCAAATCATTCAACATCTTTCTGAAACATCTCCAAACGAATATGGGGAATCTGGCCAAAATAAATGACCCCGATATGATTAGACTTCGCGAGATCTTAGTAGCAGAAGTAAGCGAACTGACTGATGGAGTTGAGAAAGTGTTGGATTTGCTTGATGATGCCGGCAAGGATAACTTCACGCAGACACTTCAACAAATAACGGCACAACTCGAAAAGCGCCAGGGATCAATAAACGACGCGATCGGCAACCAACTTTTCAATAAACTGGATCATGATTTGCTGGGCGTTATGAGAATCGGGCAACTTAAATTCAACATACAGAAACGATCCAGGCTTATGCTGATGTTGGTCAAGGGGCAATAATGGCGTTCGTAAAAGTTGGAGATGCTGAAAAGATCAACGCTTTCTTTGATGAGGATAAAGTAGTGATTTGCTCCAAGTGCGGCAAGATTCTGGATACACTTCAAATCTCCGCCGACCAAAATGCGCCTATTTGTACTTGCGAGAAAGATGACGAACAATAGACAGGCAGCAAAAATCTATATGGGGCCGCAGAAAGTTGAGACCCCTAAAAGAGAAAAAGCGCCCGAAGTTATTAGCATTCCAGAGGGTAAGCGATATCCAAGAGACGTATATATAGCCAAGCCAAACAGTACAAAGATACGCGAAATGGCTGCCAAAGTATTAGAGTTGGTGAAGGATATACATTTTGGTGATGATGCGCTAAAAGAGGCCGCGCGCAATGAACTGATTAGGCTTATTGTCGTTGAGGCGGGGGCAACAGTTAATAATGCAGAGTCTTTCGTGACCAAAATACTACGAAGGGACATTGCGGATAGTGAAGGTAGTGGTGAGGTTAGATTTGTAGAGTTCTTGACGTCGGAACTTAATGATATGGTTTCGCACATCCCAAGTACTCGATTTGATACACGAAAAGACAAGAGCGATGAAAGAGTTGGACCGGTAGCTATAAAGTATCCAAAAAGCCAAGATGATTCGCCGGCAGAGTTAGCTTTTATGTTCGCACCAAAATTCGTTGCTCTATCACAAAAGACTGGCGACGAATATAGAAACGCGCTAATAAACATCGTAAATGAAATGGCGTCGGCAACCGCTATATCACACGAATCGATCAGTAGGTTTGTAGATAAAATGCTCAAAGAAAAGGGAGAAATGGCAAGAAGGGGCATTCCATATTTTGAATCATTCCTGCTGAGCGCATTTCGTAGATTAATGAGATCACAGGAGCTTACAATGGCGTCTTTTCAACTAATCCAACTTACTAAACTGGCAGACCGATTAGATCACGCCGGCAGAACACACCTGGCTAACTTGGTTGATGATGCGATTAAAGAGATCACTGCCGGCAAAGAGGAGACTGGCACTCAAGATTCAAGTGGCGCCAGTTCAGAAGAGGATTTTGGCGACGAACTTGATCGCCGTTCACTACGAGACATTCCAGATCCAGCGCAAGTAGAGTTTGATCAGTTGTATAAAGAGCTTGGAAGAGACCCTACTGATGAGGAATTGGCTGCATTTATGGGAGAAGAGGAAAGCCATGAGTAACGCCAGCAACACTATTCAGTCTCTCGTGAAGTTGGCCGAGCTTTTAGAATCAAAGGGCCTATGCGAATATGCCAAACAAATCGAAGAAATAATCGAAGCAGTGGCAGAAGACAAGATGATACTTGACAACAGCGGCCAAGAAGAGAATAAGGAGTAATAGAATCTACAATGTGTAATTCTACTAACAAAACATGTAAGCTATGCAAGCAAGAAAAATTGCTCGATGATTACTATGTTGACAGTAGGACCAGCAAGCATATGTCTACCTGCAAGGCCTGCTTAAAAGACAAACAAAAGGCATATTATGAGGAGAACAAAGCGAAATGCCTCGAATCGAGCAAGGAGTATGCCAAGAAACACATAAATGAAACAAGAGAGACAAAGCGTCGTTGGAAGAAGAACAACCCAGAATATGTCAAGGCGGAAAACGCAAAAAGGGCGCCTAAAATCAAAGCATGGCGACAGAAAAATAGGGTAAGGATTAATGAGAAAAATATTGCACGAAGAAAGAACGATGTTTGCTTTAAGATTCGATGTTATTTGCGCTCCAGGCTGTCAGCAGTAATTCGTGGCAACGTCAAGAATGGGTCGGCGATCAAAGACTTGGGATGCACTCTTGATGAACTTAAGACCTATTTACAGGAAAAATTCCAGCCCAACAGAGAAACTGGCGAGGAGATGACATTTGATAATTATGGCAAATGGCACATAGACCATATTATGCCGCTCTCTGCCTTTAACTTGACTGATCCCGAACAGCTTAAGAAAGCCTGCCACTATACGAATCTTCAGCCATTATGGGCCAAAGACAACATATCAAAGGGCGGGACTAACAGGAGAGATTATGGCATTCACTAAGCTTGGAGAGTCTTTAGAGTTCAACCCTGCGCATGACATCCTGGCGGCCAAAGACGCGCTTGCTGACGTCGATATAGCCAAACGGTTCATCAAGCTGGCCAAGAATCTCAAGCGTATAGCTCCAAAAGCAAATGACTTTTTGTATTTCTCAGCAATCATGATGCATGCTGCCGAAGCTGCCCTGGTTGATCAAAAAACAGGAGAACCACTTAAGAACGTCAGGGGCGAAGCTGTGGATGGGCACTTTGAAGTCTTCATCAACAAGAAGGGCCAAGAATCGGTTCGTTGGCTTAGCGGAGATGGTATTAAACCCTATGCTAATGCCAATAAGGACATTTTTCCAGAAGACCATCTCATAGTAGCCCACAAGAAGTGGATAGGAAAAAGTTTGTGCAAAGATCACAAATCAGAATCAGTAGACGGCATTCGTGGCATTATTATCGATACTTACTACGATCACAAGTTCAAGCGACTTCATGCCTTGTGTGCTTTAGATCGTAAGAACTACGGCGATTTGGCTCGCAAGGTTGAAACAGGTTATGCCAACTGCGTTTCCATGGGTACAGCAGTAGGTCGTAGCATTTGCACTGAGTGTGGAAACATTGCCCTGACAGAACGAGATTACTGCCCGTGCATCAAAAACCGCACGCATTACGGGGAAATAAACTTAGATCTTAACCCGCTTGAGCTTAGTCTGGTCGTCAACGGTGCAGATGGTTTAGCCAAGGTCAAACAAATAATCGCGTCTATGAATGAGTACGTACAAACCAAGACAGCGCGTATAGAACAGCTTAAGTGCGATCGTTGCGTTAATCCGACTGAACTGCAACAACTGGCTGAGTCTATGGCCGATATGCAAAAACGATTGGGCGCTTTGATGGGCACTACGCAAACTGTAACAAAACAGGCCGGCGAAATGGGTGAGCTGGCCAAGATGATCGCTACGCTGCAAGACCAACTCGAACTTGAAACTGATCCGAGCAAACAGGCCGACTTAAAGAGCAAAATAGACTCGTTAATCGCCAAACTAAATCCAACAAATGAAACCACCACACAGCCTTCACGGGCAACAGTGGGTGGCGGCGAGGGTTATTCGGCACAAAACCCCGAAACAAGCTTGCCGACTCCGAGCTGGGCTTTTGGTCCGGATCAGAGGTTCGCTTCAAATTCTAATGTTACTGGAGACGAAAATCAGGGTGCAACCAAAGAAATTCGTCTCCTTCGATCCAAGGTAGAGAGTATGATGAAATCGTTTGAAGAACTAAAAGCAAACATCCACAAGGAGGATACTATGAATTCTGCTAGAATCAAAGCTCGCGCAAAGGCTCGTAGGGCGTATTGGATGGGTGGTGAGGGTCTTAATGATCCAAAGAACCTCCCGTACCCAAAGGAAGACTCGGACAAGATCCGTGACAAAGAGGACAAGCAAATGGTAGGCGAACCGCTAGAGACTGGATCAGAAGGCTTGCACCCTGGCGATAAAGAGACACTGACTGAGGTAAATCGTGACGGCCTCAATCTTAGCAAAGCCCAACTTGAGGAGCGTAGCATGCGTCGTCGTGCTTACTTCCAGGGCGGTGGCGGTCTTAATGAGCCAACACCAGGTGCAATCAAGTATCCCAAAGAGAACGGCGATGGCATTCGTAACGAGGGCGATCGGCAAATGGAAGACATCAAAGATATGGGTGGCACGGACGGTATGGTTCCTGGCGACAAAGAAATAAAGGAGAAACTACTCCGCGCTAAACTTAAAGCCAAATTCACGAAGTCAGCGTCAAAGGCCGACTCGAAGTGGGAAGTTTATGCTGATGACAAGCTCATTCTTACGGCTTCAATCAAGGAAGCTTTTGAGGATGACAAGACCATCGACGAGAATTGGGAGTATGCCAGTTCCGCTCAGTATGGTAAAGATGTCATGGCAGAGATCCGAAGCAAAGGTCTCGATAAAGTTGCGTACTTGCTCAAGGGTGCAGAGGGTGAAGTTCCTGCTCCAGCACCAGTAGCTCCAGACGCGGGTGGTCCTGTTTCTGCTCCTGTTCCTGATGCGGCTCCAGCACCGGCACCAGATGCTAAGCCGGAAGAGCCCAAGAAAGATGACATGAGCGATAAGGTTAATGCCGCTCTCAGTGCTATGGAAGAGAAGATCAGTGAAATCCGTGACCTTCTTGGCGGCGGAAAAGGTAAAGAGTCAGGTTTGGCCGAGTTAGACGTTAGCACAGACGCACCAATGGACAAGGTATTGGCGTCCGTTGAAGATTTGCTTGATGACGCGGCTGACGAGTTGGCTTTGATCAGCGAAGCATTTGACGGCAAGTTGGACGAGGCTGCTAAGGCTAAGGCTATCAAGTTGGCCGGTCAGGCTCTTGAAGATTCACAGGCTATTATCTCCGAAGCAAATCAGGCCATTGAGTCGGCCAAAAAGTGCTGCGGTAGCGTTTCGGCAGTAGAGGGGACAATTCAGGCTCGCGCAAATAAACGTGCTGCTTTGCTCGCTAAGGCAATGGAAGAGATGGCGGCAGAGGCACCAGTAGTTTCACAGCCGGCCAAAGACAAAGATGGCGACAAAGATGAAGTTGCCAAGCTCAAAGAAGAGATTAAAGAACTCAAAGAAGAGCTGAAAGAATGCAAGAAGGGCGAGGAAGATGTCGTTGAGGTAGAGGAAGAGGAAGCCGAGAAGGAAGATGACGGCAAAGATGGTCAGTGCGCTCATGGGCCGGAAACTACTTGCGACTATTGCATGCCGGCAGTTGATATGGCCAATACAGTAACGGTTAAGCCTGGTGATAAGGTTGAGGTAAAAGCAGCAAAGAGGACCCGTGAAGAGATTATTGCCCAGGCCGAAGCTATCCTCGGCAAATATCAGCTCACGTTAGACAAGGCACAGACCGTTACAGAGCCTACTTTTACCCAGGCTCATCCAAAGGGCGGAACAGTTACAGAGCTAACCGGCACCAAGACTCCAGAAGCAAAAGTTGAGACCATTGCAGAGCAGCATGAAGTGATTGAAGAGATCGCTTTGTCTGGCCCGCGCAATGTTCGTGAAGCCGCTGCCATACTTAACGAGAAGATTGTAGAAGGCAAGATCAAAGTAGAAGATCTTGACCGGCTCGTTGCGGAAGGCAAAGCTGATGCGGAGTGCGTTGCCTACTTTAAGAAGTTCTGGGCACAAGCTCCTGGCACTGGCTCTTTTGGGGCAGATCTAAGCAAGGATTTTGATGGCGCAAAGAAGAAGGCCTCGGTTGATGAAGTCAAGGCCAAGTACCGCCGCGCCTATGATGTTGGTCTCGTTGCGCAGGAGAAGGGCTTTATCAATGCTAACCGTGAAGCTCTAAACTCCTATGTGGACGAAATCATGAAGTTTGATGACGCTGCATTTGAGTCAAACCGCAGGGTAATGGCCGGATACAAGACCAAGAAAGGTGGTCTCCCCGTGATTACCGCTGGGGCCGATAGTGCAGATCTAAGCTCCTCAGTCAATGAGCAACCAGAAAGTGCGGCTGACCAACTTAGCGTTTTGTGGCGTAAGTAAATAGTGCGTTAAACCCAGCAGAATTCAGGTGGGGGAGCGGGTCTAAACCATCCGCTCCCTTCCTCCTTAAAGAGATCATATGAACACCAGAATAGTTCGAGACCTTGAGCTGAGACTGGAAATGCAAGAGCTAAGAGAGCTGGGTTTGAATGATGATGATTTGGATGGATTTTTAGATCTGTATTATGAAGAGTGGGGGCTTGATGACGTTGAGGCATTCAATAACTAAACGGGCTGATGCCGATATTTGGCAGTTGGATCCCAAGATTAATGCTCTTGGTCCGATAGTGAATAAGTATTTGGCCCTGCTGCACTCTAATCAAGTCGTCAGGGATCGTGCTTGCGCCGAGTTGGACCACTTGTTTGAAAGCAATCCAAAGGTTTTCTTCGAGCAGGGGTTTGACCAGGTAGAGGATCGTTTCTTCTCCGCTAACACGAAAAGGCCTCGATTTAGTAACTGGGCGCATAAAGCTGCTGAGAGTCTGGCTAAAAAAGATCCCATGACCTATCTAAAATGGGGGCTCTATTTTGATGAGCGCTTCTATGATATATTGGGAACTCTATACATTTCGATACGTATTCGAATTGCCCCGACTGGTAAAGAGCTAAAAGAAAAGGTCCCAAACTTATTCCCGCAAATACTCGAGGTTGTCGATTTGCTGTCCCAAAAGAATCCCGGCTTCTTCATTCGTCATTTGGCCGATGATCCCGAATACGCTAAGTTTTTTCCAAATGTAGGCGTTAAGGCCGAAGCAATTTACACGCTAACCAAAATAGCGAACCAACTCGATCAAGACCATAAGTTTGACGCGGCTAACAGAGTAGACGCGATAATACAGAAAATAGGAGAAGGCAATGGAACATAACAAGAACAGCTTCTATAACGAACTAACGAAAAATCTAAAACAATGGGAGAAGACAGCAAGTTCTCCGGAGGTATCTGCTACAAATGCGCCCGAAACCCAAACGGCCAAAGAAAAGACCCAAACGCCACAGACAGTTCAAGTGGCGGAAGTTCTTAGAGAGCTGGTTAAGATTGCCCAAGAACTCGACAATAACGGCTCCACGAAAGCTGCTGATTTAGTCGATGCTACGATTAAAAAGATGGCTGGAGACCTTGATGACGAGCTGGCCGAAGAAGAGACTGATCCAACTTTTACCGGCACAGAAGAGGGCACGGGAACAAGATCGAGGAAGGATCCACTGTACGAAAAAGAGTATGAAGGGGCCCCAGAAGGATTGGCTCCCGAAGACCATGGCGAGCAAGGGCCTTTTAACGACGATAGGATAGATGCTTTACTTGCCGACCCCACTACACGAGACTACTTGAAGCGCAAACTACAGGGACTCTAACAGGAGAGGTGTGCCATTTTAAGAATAATACAAGCCGGAAATAGCCTCCCCGTAAGCTATGCCGTAGATTCGACTGCCGTTTTTCTTCCCGGCATGATAGGACAACTCAAGGTTATAGGCAACGAAGTAGTTTGCGGAACATCAGATGGTACTGCGCCTGTCGGGATACTGGATGACGTTAATGCTACGGCTTTTACTGCCAACTCAATAGATGAGGTGGTGGATATAACCGTAGTGGGTGTTCATACTGTTGACGGTTATGTTTCGGCCGCAGAAGCAATGCAAACCCTGGACTTCTCAAATGTGGTGCGCAGTAGCTTTGTTTCTAATATAGAAGGCCTTACCCTAATAGACACGAATGGAGTACTTGTTGCGCCGGCAGGAACTCCATTGAACTACGATAGAGATGGCGACGGAATACCTGATACCATAAGAGCAGTAGTGAGCTATGTTTATCGCATAGCCAATATACCCGGAGATTCGAGTATATTGGGGAGTGGCCGCGTAACGTTATGGTTTCAAAGAGGCATTTTTGAAACTGATCAATTTGACACAACCCAGCGGTATGTGGTCAATACTACCCTGTTTGTAAATGCAGAGGGCAAGCTAACATCTAAGCAAACTGGACCCGGCTATCCTGGAATTGCGTTGTGTACGGGCCCGGCGACAACACTAAATGGAATTATGGAATTCTTGTGGTACTAAAAATCTACTAATCGGAGCTGTATATGAGTATTGTGAATGGATTGCTGGCGAACAAGTCTTTCATCATTGAGTCGTTGCTTGCTTTTGTGGAGGAGGAGCGGCATAGGATTGTGGGGGCTGGGCTGGTAAAACAAGAGAGCTGCGACCGATTCTTGGGCGGCTTTTTGAAGAAGTTGGCCGGCGATACAAACAGCGACGAAATGGTCTCAAAGCTCACTGCTCTTTATGAATCGATGCAGAACGTACAGCTTCACGGCGATCGATTCTTTGAGGAAGAGGCTAAAATGCCTACCAACACAGTAAATACCACAGTGTCCATCACGCCGGCAACAGAAGAAGTAAGAGTCGATAAAGCGGCCCTGTTTTTGGAGAGCAGGTTAGAGAAGTTGGCATACTCTTTGGGCAGCACAGGTAATCACGCAATGGCCTATGAAGTTGAAAAGGTCATACAGAATATAAAACGAGGAGAATAACAATGAAACACATAGGCTTTGATGAATCGTCCGTACTACAAGAGTTCGCCCGTATTGCTGTCGACAAGGGAATGGTCAAGATGGCAGAGGCTACTGGTGATGGCGCTCAGTATTTTGTTGAGTTTGCGGCCCAAATACGCAAGATCGTTGGCGGTGGTGTTGCCGAACGATATGCCGGCAGTTTTGAGAGTTTGGCCAAGCAAACCCCCCAGATTCCACTCAAAGACGCTATGTTTAAGGCTAATGAGGTGTCCAAGTCTCAAGGTGGTGGATATGTTGCTGCCAAAGCTGCTGCGGATGCGAAGTTCAATGCTAAACTCGTGGCTTCTACTTCTGCTGATCTAACCAAAGAGGGCGCTGGTGAGAAATGCTATGATGTCAGCGGCGAAACTGGTGAGAAGCTTGTGGATTCAGCTCACCCCGACGGCAGCCCCGAAGTCACAGTTCCTAACACGAAAGAAGTAGTTGAGACAATAGTAGATCAACAAAAGGCAGATATAGCGGTGGTTGAGAAGAAACCCCACGGTAAGTACGCCGCATTGGTTATTTTGGCCGACGAACTGGATGCTATGGGACTACACAAACACGCCGAAAAGATTGATGGGATGCTGAAGAAGTTGGCAGTGGGTGGATGGAATGATCCATATCCGCAGGCACCCGCCGCCCCCGATACCAAAATGCCTGATTTTAATCCGGCCAACCCAACTGATCAAAGCATACCGGAACCAGCTTTGCCAGCGCAACCTACGACACCAACTACCGAACAGAGCAAGAATAATCAGGTTCGCAAGGGATTGGACCCGAAAACAGTTGCTTTATTCAAGGCACTATACAATCGATATGCTGATCTTTTGGCGCAAGCAAACAAGCAATCACGAACAGACCAACAGAATCATCAAATGGGTAAAACGTGGCCCGATTTTAACACGCTATGGAAACAGTTTGGCGGAATTGATGGCATGAAGAAAAGTGTATTAGAGGTTCAGCATCAAACCCAACAAGTTACGCCGTCAAAGGGTATTGGTTTTGACCCGGATTTACTGGCTGAGGTAAGGAAGCGCCTTCGTGGTATAGGTGCTCAACCAACACAGCAGGAATTGTTTTTGATGGGCGAAAACGTAAGAAACATATCGCAATCCATTCCCCCTGGTCCTGCGCGCGATAAGGCGGTTAATGAGTTGGTTGCGGCCTTTGAAAACAAGGCTCCAGCAGCACCATACGCACCATCAGAACCAGCAATCAAATTTTAGGGCATAGGGGAGCGGCGTGATCAATCAAAACGAAATACTAACCAACTATGCATCCCTGATCAAAGAAGCTGCCGATTGGGAAGACGTACTTAAAGCGCTTGGCCTTGACTCCTTGATTGGGGCCGGAATAGGTGCTGGTGGTGCGGCTATAACTGGTGGCGGTATAGGCTCTGGCATTCTTACTGGACTGACTGGAGTAGGAGTAGGTGTCGGCGCTGCTACTGGTGTTCTGGAGGCGGCTGGTATTCTGGCCGCTGTGGGTGCTGCTGCCTATACAATCTACTCCGTACTGCAACATACCGATGACAACTTGGATGACTTGGTTGATAGACTTGATGCTTTGGATCCGAACGAAAAGGTAAAGACGCAGCTGGACGGATTTATAGCGGCATTCAAGGATCTGCAAGAACGTAAGGCTTTCGACCCTATTACTTATTCAACAGACTCCAAGATTAAAGCCCAGCAAATGGCCCAGCAAATAAACGTCCTGCAATACTTCTACGACAAGTTAGAGGAGTTGTTTAAGTCCTGGCCGCAAATAAAGATTAATCTGACTGATTGGGGATTCGACCCTGATCACGCCGAAACTGCCATCGCAAAGACTTGTGGCGCAACCAGACAACAAATCGCAGGCATCAAAAATACAATACGAGAAGAGGCCGAAAAAGCCATCAAATCTCCGCAAGCTAACCAGAGGATCACTATGCTAAATCGAGACGAGTTAATGTGCAGATACGCAGATATTATGAAGAACAGTGGATTCCTTGGTGTAGATTGGGACGGTCTTGTTTCCGATAGTCTTACTCTATTGGGGCTGCTAACGCCGGGGGTTCAGTTGGGTGTTGCTTATTACCTTACGACACGAACTAAATCTGCGCTGAATGAGCTATATCGCGCCATTAGTACTCTGGATCCGATAGATGACGGAGCAAAAACAGAGCAAACAAAGTGGAAAACTAACATACAGAACTTTAACGGCATACTTTCGGACAACCCACCGATGCAGGCTGACGCAAAAAGTCAGGCTATTTGGTCTGCGCAGCGAGTTCAATCTACCGGGCCAATCTTGTCGTTTCTTGGCGAACTAAAAAGAGACTTTGCTGCCGCCCAAGATCGTTTTAGAGGGTTGGGAAAAGACACTGCCACTGCCGAAATAGATAAAGCAATAGCGGCCGTTCAGAAAGCGCTAACCGACGCTAAAACCAAAGCCACCGCAGACTCACAAGGTATGGCAACTCAAATCAAAGATAAGGGAACCGATATACTTGCCCTGACCAAAGAAATAGCCGGTCTTGATGCTCAACTTGTTTCTGTTTACGGCCAGGATAAAGTTGTCTATACCGACGCAGAAAAACAAATGATTGACTTCGTGCGCCAAGTAGCAGCTCACCCAGATCAACTCGGAGATCCTGCGCAACTCGAACAATATGCCGGCGCCCTACAATCCTTCAAAGTAGTGGTTCAACAGGCGCTCTCAAAGGCCAAAGCAAAGCGCAGCAGCCTCAGGTTGATTTCTAAACGCGCCCTTCTAAAAACACCAGGCGGGACTTTTAGAATGAACTTGCCCGGACAACAAGAACAGGCCAAAGAAGATCGCGCGGCCTGGAAGAATCAAAACGTCGGAATCATACAGCACGGCATCAACTACATGAACAAGGCATTCCAAACCGGAGCACCACCCATTGAATATGACCTGGTGTATGGTAATGAAACCTGTACCGCTCTGCTGGCCTTTATAAACGCTTGGAAGGGTCCAATATCGGATAAACTTGTCGATACACTGGACGACGTAGGGCTATCCACAGAGGATCTAAAAGACGCAAAGAAACTCTACGCCAACCCGCAAGCTTTTCCCGCTATTGCCAACCTATTTAGCGCTTGGGTTGCTGAGATTAAAAAGGGACACCAAGGCCAGCAAGAGACACAAGGAGAATAGCATGAACATATTTGACAACTCAGAAGTAATGAACGAATTCTACAAAATCGCCTACACCGAAAGCCCAAAAGAAATAGAAGATAAGGTTTTGGTAGTGGATGAGGACTTGATCGAACAAGCCCACCCAGAGCCAGTTTATGTTGCTGAGGCTTTGGGCGATGGAGCACTTGTAGAAAACCAGAATGAACAGGCCAAGAAGGACCACGACATAATCAACAAGATGCCTACTGGTTTGCTGATACACAACTATGCTTCATGCTTCAATGACCTAATCAAACTGGCCGAAGAGTGTGAGGCTGCCGGCGATCTTGAATCTGCTTCGTTGGTTGCTGAGTTGGCTCGAGGTATTACAAACAACCTCCCTTTCGTCTCGGCTCCTTAGGGGTAAGTCCGTTAAGTAAAGAAGCTGGGAGATTAAGTGGCCTGTGGAGAGTGATTAAGTCCCTTACGTCGCTCATTGGAAAAGCCGCTTCTGAAACCAAAGCACTGAGTGAAGACGCCGTTCGTGTGTTGTCCCATGATGACGGTATTGTGTCCGGCCTTCGTCAGTTCTTTACCAAAAGCGCTGTACCAAAAGAAACCATGGAGATAATAAGCGGTCTCAGCGGTAATATTGAGGAAGCTGGCGCATTAATAGCAAAGTCTTCTCCCGAGCTACAAAAGCAAGTAACGCAAAAGGTACTGGCTCGTTTTGGAAATAAAATTACCAACCAAATGGAACAACTAAAAGCAAGTAGGACCCTTTTTGAGAAGAGCGTAATCACATCAGGCCGACAACTTCAAGTGATGCCTCAGCGCATCGAAGAACTGGAGCAAGTGGTGGCCAAAATAGAAGATCCCGTGGTTAAATCCACGAAAATTGCTGAATTGAACGGAATGAAGGACAAGATGGAGGAGCTGAAGGCCGCGTTGGAGACTAATCAGGACAAGCTTAACTATGTCGATGGAAAGCTAATACCAGTAGTTACCGAGTTTCATAACAAGCTGGAGACGCAGGGATATTCGGAAGCCATGGACTACATAAAGCAGGCAGAAGAGACGATGCTACAACCTTCATACGGATCAGAGGAAGCCAAGGGTGCCTTGCTTCAAGAGCTCTCAAAGGTTCAGGTTTTCGTGGATAATATGCGAGTTGAAACGGCCAAATATGTTCCTGAGGCGGCGTCTGAACTGTTAAAGTCGAGCAACTTAGATAGTGCTCGTTCTATACTAAAAGAGTATGCCCACAATAAAGCAACTATGCCGGAAAGCGCACTTAATCTGTGGAAATCGAATCATGATAACGCCACAATGCTAAACAAAATAGACAACTCTCTTTATGGCAGCAAGTTTAAATCTTTATTGGCAGAGATTAAGGAAACCAAAACACCAAGAAAATTTGCTGGATCATTTGCTGGATACTCGCCTCAAGAAATTGCGCAAAACATAGGCGTTCCCGGTGCTGTCGGTGTAGTTGCCGGATCTATGGGCCTATTTGGTTTGTTTGGATGGCTTTCTGGCAGTGGTTTGACCTATGTTGGCTCAGAGTCCGAACGAATAATGGGCAAATTGGACAAACTACAAACATCTGGAAACAGTGCTGTCGTTTCTGGTTCTACACGTAAAGCGCTTAACACCATCAAATCTGCCATTGATGTTCTTAACGAGGATTTAAAGGGCGATATTAAAAAGGCCATTAATGAGGATTTGGATCTACTATATAAGGGATCAGATTCTTTGAATGCCACTATTAATCAGTGGCCGGCTCTGATCGCGCAGTCTAATAATAAACAGCTGGCGAACGAAATATACAACGATATCTTGGCCCTTCTAAAAAAGATCACCGAGGAGATACAGAGCTTAATAGCAGACCTCAAACAAAAGCAACAAGGGCAGCAGGAGCAACAAAATCAGCAAGAGCAATAAATATTTTGCTTAAATCTACTAATATTCATCTCTAATAATAGATGATCCTAATAGCGGACTTATCCTCTAACCGGGTCTTTCAAATCACAAAATCCATGGAGGATTAACAAATGGCATTATTTTTGCTACAACCAGGTATTCAGCCGCTTGGACAGTTTGACGTACTAAACACCGACGCTTCTACTATCGTTGGCGGCATGATCGGTACGTGGAGTGTTGCCTCACTTACTGACACTTCGACAGAGACCGCCGACGCTGATGTATTCGACGGCTACACTTCACCTTATATTTCTGAATCGGCAGGTCCAGGCAATCCAGGAACTACAACTGGCAACACTACAGGCTATCGTCCCGTAATTCGCATCGCCAGCAACACGACTCTTGATGAGAACAAGGCAATGTATCTTATGGATGAAGGAACAGCCAACTACGGCACTTTGTTCGGCTCAATCATCGGCATGTACAATCCGAGCGGTACAGTGGTCGGTCCAAACACAATGACAGGTTCCGGCAAGGTAACGATTTGGGATAAACCCGGTATGTTCGCCGTTTCATTTGAGGCTTGCTACTCAAATAAGAACGTAACTAACGGTGCCCTTGAAGCCGGCCAAGATACCCCACTTCCAGGCGACCTTCTCTATCGTCACGTAGCAGATGGGAAGATTTGTCGTTTGGCCACTGCAACAGACAACGGTGGTACGGCTGCTAACAACAAGATCGCTACTTACGTAGAACACGCTTCTAAGGGTGCTCTCGTAAACACACCTGCTAAGCTTGTAGGTGCGACTGAGGTGTTTGATCGTATCGTAATCAACTACTTCGGCTTTAGCAAAAATATGTAATCAGGCAAAAGTAATTTGGGCGCTGAGTTTAAAGACTCTGCCCGGCGCCCTGTTTTCAGGCAATAAACAAATCGCAACACTAAGCGGAGGATTCTTAAATGGCACTATATATTCTACAGTCGGGCATTGAGCCCCTTGGACAGTTTGACGTACTAAACACCGACGCTTCTACTATCGTCGGTGGCATGATTGGAACTTGGGATGAGTCGTTGAGAACTCAATCCTCAACAGAAACCGCCGCAGCTGACGTTTTCGATGGTTACGTTGACGCAGAGATTTCAGAGTCGGCAGGTTCAGGCAACCCAGGAACTACAACGGGCAGTACAGCGGCTTATCGTCCGTTGATTCGCATTGCCGACAGCACCACGACCGATGACAGCAAGGCAATGTTTCTTATGGATGAGGGCATTTCGAGCTATGGGACGTTATTTGGCTCAGTCATTGGCATGTTCAACGTTTCCGGTACAGCAGTTGGTCCAAGCACTCTAACAGGTTCAGGCAAAGTAACCTGCTGGGATAAGCCTGGCCTTTATGCCGTTTCGTTTGAGGCTTGCTACTCAAATAAGAACGTAACTAACGGCGCCCTTGAAGCCGGCCAAGACACTCCACTTCCAGGCGACTGTCTTTGCCGTTATGGCGCTACTGGTAAGATTTGCCGTTATGCTACTGCGACTAACCCCACACTCAACAAGATCGGCGTTTACATTGAGCATGCCACGGGCGGTTCACTTGTACATACCCCCGCCAAGCTTGTGGGAGCAACTGAAGTGGCTGATCGTATTGTGTTCAATTACTTCGGAGCAAATAAGAACGTATAATTAGTCAAACCGTGGGGCCTTAGTTTCGACTCGGGCCCCACTTATTCTTTCGTTGAGCAGAACCAGTTGGCAAAGTCCAACGAAAGACAAACAAACACCGCTTAGTGCGGAATCAAATGGAGGATATTTTTATGGGTTTATTTAACACACATGGAGAGTTGAATGCCGTTAGCGAAAAAGACGCCCTTGGTCAAATCGTTAAGTATGCATCAATTCTTGAGCGAAATCAGTCTGCAAATTCAGGTCTTGCAGGTCAGCCATCGTTCACTGACGAGCAGAAGGATGAGCTTATTCGTAGAGCTCTTATGACACAGGAAGGCAAGATAGCACTGGGTCAAGCAATGGCGAATCCAATCCGACGCAACCTCGACTATCAGGGTGTAGGCCGTCGAGTTCTTGTGGTTGATCCGCTTCCACAAGGCGCTCTACCAGTTTACGATCGTGATATTGACGTCGCTGCATGCGTTGTTTCAAGCAACGGTTCAGCACCAGAATCACGCGTATTTGGTGATCGCGTAACAGTTCCTGAGTTTGAAATCGTATCAAACCCAACCGTACGTATCGCAGAAGTTAAGCGTCGTCGGTTTAACGTTATTGACCGCGCCCAGCAGAAGGCCCGTCAAGAAATCCAGGCACAAGAAGACGCCAATATCTTCGCAGCTTTGGACTTCGCAGCTGACGCAACATTGGGCGGCGAAAACACTGCTCAAGTAGTAACGTCGAGCATGAAGAAGAGTGACCTGAGCGAAATCAAGGTTCAGGTTGATCGTTGGGACCTCGTAACCAGCAAATTCCTCATGAACATCGTAGAGTTTAACGACATACTCAATTGGGGCGCAAACAGTGGCTCAAGCGCTGGCGAAGTGGACATGGTAACGCAGCGTGAAATTCTACAGACTGGTTTGTTTGCTCATCTTTGGGGTGCTGACCTCATCGTAAGCAAAGTGATTCCAGTAGGTATGGTGTTTGGCGTTGCAGATCCAGAGTTCGTTGGTGTAATGCCAATCCGCCAAGATATAGAAGTGTTGCCGGCAGATGAGCCTAAGCAGCTGAAGCTTGGTTGGGTAGTGAATGAGATCGTTGGTATTGGTATCGTAAATGCTCGTGGTTGTGCTGTTGGAAAGAAGGCCTAACCAACTAACTTAACTACATAATAAGATAGGATAATTAGGGCGGCCTTTGAGCCGCCCTTTTTCTTGTCACTTTTTTCGCAAACAACCCGACCAAATCTACTAATAAGTCCATGTAATAGTATGGAGGGCATTATGACAAAAAGATTTGATCCAGGCACAATTTCTGATGATGAGCTATTAAACGAACTACGTATATTGGCCGCTACACTTGGAAAGACTCCAAGCAGGTCTGATATGACAAAGCGTGGCAATTCAACAACTAAACGATTGTATCTATATGATCGCAGATTTGGCGGGTTATCAGAGGCTTGTGAGGTGGCCGGACTTTCTGCAAATCTTGGCGGCAAAGATCTTGAATACTCAGATGATGAGCTATTGCAGCACATAGTAGATTTAAAATCGTTACTTGGCAGGACACCAACCCAAGAAGATATAACTACCGCAGGAAAATATGCTATCGGCGCATTCAAACGACATTTCGGTACGTATAACAACGCGCTTAAAAGATTAGGGTTAAGACACAATATGAAGTTTGGATTTAGCCCTCAGGAGATAATTAATGACATACTGCGTGTTGCCGTGGAGATTGGCCGCAGCCCAACGGCATACGAGTTTTGGCATAGGTCCAATACCGTTTCATACATAACAGCCAGCGAAAAATTAGGACTAAATAGGAATTGGAACAAGACATTAAAGAAGTGTGGCCTCAAAGTGTTAAACAATCGTAACATAACCGACGATGAACTTAAAGAAGAGGTGGAACGACTTAATATCAAACTGGGTCGCCTACCTGGTTATTACGACATGGTTCAGGTTGGTGTTTATTCGCCAGAGACCTACGCCGATCGTTTTGGCAGCTACACAAAGGCCCTTAAACATTTTGGGTATGATTATGTACCAGACAGTCAGTGGCAGAACCAAACATACACAAAGGGTAGTGATGGAGTACTTTACAGATCAAAGTTCGAGGCCAACATTGCAAATGCGCTTCTCAGCCTGAAAACATCCGGGGTTATTACATCTTACGAATATGAAAAGATTGTCTGCTCGGAGAGAAAATGGACCTGCGACTTTTTTGTCAAGACGCAAAGTAAAGAATTGTGGATTGAGGCGGATGGCATGGGCAAGAATAGATTTGATCCGTACGACCTAGACAATGAGAAAATCGAGTTCTACACTGCCAACAATTACAAGTACCTAATCATACCCTACAAGAAAATAGATCTGGAAAAATACATTCTAGGTCTAATCTACTAATAACACAAACTTATATTATAAGCAGAATAATCTGTCTGTATGCGAGGCTTTAAATTAGAACTCTTGTAATTTCAGATACCCACATAGGAAATCCCGCTTTTGATGAATCGGTTGTTCTGACACTTCTACAAACCGAAAAATTTGACTCTTTGCTTCTGAACGGCGATATAGTAGATCTTTGGCTCACTACTTTTGAATTTGCCCAAGAGAGTCCGCTGTTCAAATATCTGCTCTCCCTGTCTTTTTTGAAGCCGGTGATTTGGGTGCTGGGAAATCACGACACCCGCATAAGTACCGGCTCCAACATACAAATAGTTGATAGCTTCGTTACAGGGCCCAGCAAAGACATACTCATAATTCACGGCCACCAAGCATACAAAGGTGGCAACACGTCTATAATTGACAAAATGCTGTATCGTTTGGTGTTTTGGGCCTGGCGGTTGTTTGCTTGCGATCTACAAATAAAACTAAACGAGACCAAGTTATACAAGAGATATATCAACCTCAAACGACTCAAGATTCTAAAAATATTCTCTGCGTTTAGACATATTATAATGGGCCACACTCACGTCGCCGGCATTTTAGAGCACAATCAAACCATCCTAATAGACACTGGAAGCTGTCCAATTACCCGCTCTTACGTAATTATTGACGGCGATTCGGTTCAGCTCAAATATTTCTAACCCAATCTACTAATATTCCTACCTATATTGATAGCCCAATTTCTATCTATGGAGTCTAACCATGCAACAGGCCACACAAAGAGCAAGCGATTATTTTAAACGAGTAACAGTAACGTCATCGAATTTTGCTGACTGTCTATTGGCTTGGGGTTTCACATCACAGGGCATATCTTTGTTGAATGAAGCTTCGTCAGGGACCGTCGTGGAGTATAGTTTTAATGGTACAGACTTATGCGGTGATTTAGATCCGAGTGAAGCTACTACCGGCCTAATATTCGACAACCGAGGGCGAGATCGAGTGTTTCTCCGGCTAAAATCAGGAACAAGCGCCAGTGTACGTGTTGAGACCTGGGCGGAATAGGAGAGCACATGTCTACATTTTTAAACAATCACTTGGGCGCTGCAACTGCGACATCTCTAACTGTGGCGGGGCAAGCAGTTTCGGCCCAACCTGCTATTTTGGCGCCTACTGGAATGGCCCAAACAATAGACTGGGCGGCCGGGAACTGTCAGATTTTGAGTTTGGCCGCCGCAACTGGTACCGTCACCGTATCATTTTTAAACCCAAAGGCAGGCGGATCTTATATTATTGAGGTAGAGCAACATTTAACAGTACCCCAAAATATTACTTGGCCAATAAACGTAAAATGGCCCAGCGCAACGGCCCCTACAATATCAACTGGTGCTGGCGCTGTTGATATGATCTCTCTTTACTACAACGGAAGCTTTTATCGCGGAAACTATGGACAGGATTACAGATAGGAGCCTGACCAATGACAGCACCTATATTTTTAACTCCATTGGGAACGCCGGCAGACAGTCCTAATCTAACTGTCAATGGCGTTACAGTTACTCCGATGTTTAGTTATAAGGCCAATGACGCCGGAACTACTTGGAACTCTTGGAATGGCTATGGACTACAATTAAGCCAAGAGTTCGCCGGCACGATAGCAACGGGACAAGCCGGCCCCCTTAACTCTCCGCTAAACAAGTCAGTACTATTCGATGGCTCCAAGGTTTACTACGAACCCACTGCTGTAACGGGCACCATAGGGTTGGAGGACTTTGCTATTCATATTGTGTTTCAAAGTTGCGATGCGGGTGGGTATCTTGGTGGCAGATGGAATAGTGGGACGTCAGGATGGGGGATTTTTATGACGCCCCTTGCGTGGTACGGCGGGGTATCAGGCATAGCTTTCTTTGCAATGGACGCAGGACTCAACGAAAGCTATGAGTATTCGGGGATAGATATAGCTTCAAGTTCCTGGTATGACTTTTGGATTTTCTGCAACAGAAGCGTAAATAGCGCTACGGGAACCAAGTTTTATCTCAATGGGCACGATTCTATAACCGGATCTACGAATCTTTACGCCCTCCATGCTGCAACTCTTGATGGTCCGGGCCAGCATTTGACTGTTGGCGGCTTAGATTTAGATGTTGGGACTACTTGGAAATACCCAGGCAAGATAGCTTTGTTTGAGGGATGGAAATGTCAAGATTGGTTCAAAGAGGGTGCAGCCGGGCCAACTGAATGGCAAGGAATAGTAACAGCAAGGTATAATGCTTTGGCTGGTGTAGCGGGCGTAACGGGGTCAAAGTTGGTATATTGGAAGTCGCCGTTTTAAATTAAGCGCATCGTATAGATGTAGCATAAAGGAGAAGTAAAATGAGTGAAGTTACAGAAGGCAAGAAGTACACAGGCAAGATTTTATGGTTCGATGCACATAAGGGCTACGGATTCCTCGCTCCCGATTCTGGCGAAAAAGATTTGTTTTGCTATTGGAGCAACATACTTATGGACGGTTTTAAGGTTTTGAAGCCTGACCAAATCGTTGAATATGAGATCGGCGAGAATTCAAAAGGCCCACAAGCTATAAACGTAAAAATCATCAAAGACGTAGAAGACAAGCAAGACTACTAAATTAAGGAGAAAGTCATGAAGCAGAGAACGAATAAAGAGTTGTGGATACTCAACTTATCGAAGAAAATTGTTGCCGTAGAGGATTTAAATTTCAAGGTTCAAATTGGCGCGGTGATTAATGTTTATAGTCATAACCCAGATCTAACAGAAGACCAAGTTGAAAGATCTATGAAGAGTGGGTCGTTGCTTGAAAGTTTGGACAGCGAAAAACTTAAAATTGTCACCAAGAAAGCATCCGGCGGCAAAGCACACATAAGGCAAATAACACAATCAAATGAGCCGATCAAGGCAATTAAGACCAGAACTTCGATCCTAATAAAGCCAACCGTTGATGAAGCAACTGACGAACCAGGATTTGATTTTGCTGATTATGGGTTTGATGCCAGCGTGATGACCCCAAAGAAAGATGGTGCCGGCGTAGTGCTTGAGGCGAAAGAAGACCCGGTAGAGATAATTAATGCTCCGAAGGCCACTATAAATCATGAGCCGTTGGGTAGTATGTTAGAAACTTCAGCCCCTACCAGTTCGTTTGTGGTTGTTAAAAATGAAACCAAGCCGGCCGAAGTAAAAGTTGAAGTGCCAAAAGCAAAAGAGCCAGGTAAAGTTTCAAGCCTCGAAACTGTTGGACACGAAGCCAAAATAGAAATAGCCGAAGTGAAACCGCAAGAATTAGTGGCCGTAAAGAAAGGTAGCGGCGTAGTAATCGAGAACAAATCTGACGTTGATTTTCTTGATTCCCTGCCGACTAAAGAAGATGGAATGAGAGTGGCCAGTAGAACCAAGAACGGCATAACCATAATGAAGATCAAAGAGTAAACGAGCAAAAAAGTAAGACGGAGGATGATTTGTCTAATAGCGTAGGCATTCCCGGCAAAAATCTCGAATCGTATGTGAGATTTGTTGATCAGTTCAATAATCCCATAGACGCCGAAAGCTCACCCAAAGTTACGATTACTGATGTCAATGGTAAAATTTGGCAGTCAGCATCAAGTAATGGCGTCAGTTTGTATGAGGAGCCGGGTATTTACAAGCTAACCTACGTAATACCCACAAATTTCCCAGATGGATACGGAGAAATTAACTGGGCAACGCAAATTGGCTCTGACGCAATAACTCTGACTTCTCCTTTCTTGGTCAGCTCTACGGCCAGTTTTGAAGACACTACTAAACCTGACTATGAACCCGGAGCAGACATAAACTTCGGGTTCACAAAAGAAGAAGTAGATGGAATGAATATACTGGTGAAGATACTAAAAAGTCGAGTGAAAAACACTGGCACACGAAAAGTTCCTGATGGGGCGGGCGGTTTTGTAGATGAGGTTTGTAGCATTTTTAGTGACGATGAGTTGACTTGCTTTTTGGTCAGTAGCTTGAGTGACTTTAATTCTACGCCCCATTTTACGACCTTTAAGTTTTCTGATCCGGCCATCTACGGTATTTTTGCCGACATAGTAATTCAGGGAGCGAATCTACTTGCTTTGGCCGCGCAGACTTTGATTGAACGAGGTAGAGAGTTTAATATTACCGACAATGGTATTAATTTTCAACCCCCAGCAGTTAGCGAAATTTTGAATTCACAATATACCGCGCAACTGACTGTATATAGAGAGAAACTGAAAAGTATAAAATGCTCTATTAAGCCTCACTGCATTGGCCTCGGAACTTTCAGAACCAGTGCGATGGCGCCAGCTTTTATAAGGTTGAGGCATCTTCGTGCTCGCCAGGTGATTTAGAAGTGCCTGATATCATTGAGGTTTTGATGAATGGAATAGACGACGCAACATTGATCGAATCATACGCCAGGCTTGGTAGCGGTCCGAAGGTGGCTGCTGAATTTGGCATGTCTTCAGCCACAGTTGCCTATAGACTCAAGAAACTGGGGGTACTAAAGGCTCACAAGAAGAACGTTGGCATTGAGCTGCTAAAGAGCTTATATTCTCAATATCAATCAGCTGCTAGGGTGGCCCAGGTTGTTGGCACCTCCCCTGACTATGTCGCGTACACACTTCGAGACCTTGGTGTGTTGAATTCGCGGGTACGATATACGTGTAGTGACGACTTCTTCTCCAACAACACCCCCGAGTCTTTTTACTGGGCCGGTTTTATAGCAGCGGATGGCTGCGTCAAACTCGGAAATAAAAAATATAAGCAACTATCGATAGGGTTGGCCAGTACAGATGTTGGGCATTTGCGTAAATTTAAGGAAGCGGTTCAGTTCTCCGGGCCTGTTCATGAGTATGCTGATTGTGTTACTCCACGTTGCGAGGTGTTAATCTCCTCTGATCGTATGTTTGATGATCTAGCGCGATTTAATATAGTACCACGTAAGTCGCTAACCCTTACGTTTCCGGCATGGTTGGTTCAGCATGATCTCGTTCATCACTTTATGCGCGGATATAATGATGGAGATGGTAGTTTCTTCGTACAACAGCTCAAAGGCGGCCGGACAGTTAATCAGTTAATGTTTGGTCTTCGCGGCACCAAAGAGTTTCTGACCACTTATCGCGACATACTGGAAAACAAGTGCGGCTTCGATCATAACGATAAGAAGCCGAGAGCTAATTCAGGCATATATAGCTTGGAATACGGCGGCAATAGGAAAGTACTTAAAATACGTGACTTCCTATATGGAGATGTAGGAAATAATATGGTGCTGGATCGCAAGTATGATCTTGCCTTCTCTGAGCAGTTCAATCTGCCGGCCAATTTTCGCTTCAAGGGCGTAATTGGAACAGAGGTAACAACGGGCAAAGAGTTAGTATTTGGCTCAATGCAAGAAGCTGAAAAGTCTGGATTTAGATATCAGGGAATAAGCGCTTGTTGCCGAGGAATTCAGTCTTCGTACAAAGGCTACACTTGGTCCTATGCCACACAAGACGAGAAGAAAGAGTTACTGGACAAGGAGCAGATATGACCAACTTTATCAATACCGGAAATAACTCCGTCGTAAACGCAAAAGATTATGGGGCCGTGGGTAATGGTACAACTGATGATACAATAGCCATACAGTCCGCCCTTACCAATGCCGCTGCTGTCGGAAGCAACGTACTTTTGCCGGCAGGAACGTATGCCATTAGTGCTCCGCTGCAAATAGTAACCGGAAATTATTTAACCGGCGCAACGCAGAAAACCACAATCGTAACTTTGCCCGGATTTTCTGGTGATGCCTTGATTGAACTTATTGGCGGGGCAGGTGGTTGCGAGCGATTTTATATTGCTGATCTAAAACTCCAATCCAGCAGTCTAACAGCATGGGCCATCAAATTAGTCTCTATTCTTGGGACAAACGGAATAATCGAACGAATCGACATAGAAACATCCTGGGGCATATCGCTGAACACTTATGCGCAAAGCATGACCGTTCGGGATATTTTGTTCGTGTCAGATATTCAGCAACTTCTTGTATGTACCGGCAACCACAACCTATACGAGAATCTGGACAAAGAAGGTGGTGGTACTGCATCGACAAGTTCGGACCCTTACATCTATCTCTGCGGCACAAACTATTTAGAAGCGACAAGCGTTGGCAGTACATTTCGCAAAATTCTAATCGAGGGCGTTTGCAGCGTTAATAAACCAGGAATAGTCTGCCGTAACGCCGAGCATGTGAATATCGAAAATACGTGGATGGAGCGCCCCAATGGAACAAATCCGTACGGTTTCATTTTTGATAATTGTCACGGCTTTTATTTGCGCGGATATCAGTACGGAATCAGTAACGAGCAAATCATTCAATGCACTAATTCGTGGGGCAACATCGAGCTTCTTGATCTTACCTTCGACGACAGCAGGGTAGATCAGGTTTTGAGCGTGGACAGTACATCAAGTGTTTATATTGATACGGCCCTTAGTCGCGTAAACAGAAATGCCTTTCCTTTGGCATCTCATAACATTCACGTATCATCTTTTCGCAATGGGGATCCAAACATACTACCTGCCAGTATTACGGGTCGTTCCGAGCTGCACAGACACGGCAGCAACCTCTTTTTGGCAAACCCATCTTTTGAAGCAGGATACTATGGGTGGACATACTATAGTCAGAAGGGTGGGACCAATACCGCAATAGCAAGCACTGTTTCTTGCGGTTTGATGGCTCACATAGTAACGGGGGTAAGCGTTGATTACGAACAGTTGCAGCAATCAGTAACAATACCCACTGACTTAGTGGGCGCGTCCATTACGTTCACAGCAATGGTTCGCGCAAGCGGAGCAACTGGTGCGCCCGCTGTTATCCCACTCATTAGTGGCTGTGGAATAACGTATGAGGGCGGCGAGACTTATAATGCTGTCAATGTGGTGATGCCGACAGGCGATTGGCAAATATTTTCCGCGACCGTTGTACCGCAAACTGCCGGGGCTCTTAGCGTTGGTTTTGAGATAAATGTAACCAGCGTGGGTGTAACGGTTGATATAGACGAATGTTGCCTCTCTGTTGGTGACGTTGGGCAGTTAAATCCTGGCCGCTTTGTGCAGGTGGAACTCAATAATTCATCATTCACTTCTCTTGCCGCTTTTCCAACTACGGGAACATGGAAGTTGGGAGACGTGTGTTTTAATAGTGTCCCAACTTCTGGAGGTACACCTGGATGGGTGTGCGTAACTGCTGGGTCACCTGGCGCGTGGATGGCAATGGCGAATTTGGTGCCAGCCAATAGTTTCGTGGATGGAAATATGGAAGCATCTGGTATGTCTATTTGGCAGATCATGGCGGGTTCGGCGGCAAAAACTACAAGTACTCCACATTTAGGCTCCCAGTGTATGCGTATAAATGCCGGCAGTTTGATCTTTCAATATAGCGTGTCGCTATTCCCTATTGCAAACTTCACAATCCATGGGTGGGCTCGTGGAGATGGTACGAGCACTCCCTGTTTGGCATATGGTGGCAGTGGTGCTCACTTCTGGACGGGCACATCAAGTACTTCATGGCAATATTTCAGCGTTTCTTTTCTAAATGATGCTGCCAGCTATTCGTGCATGCTGGGTGCTGTTGGTGGCAGTTATTCTGATTTTGATGATGTTTATATCAGTATCAATACGTAAAAGAATTGCAAACTGCTCAAAACTACTAATAATGACATTAAGTAAGCGGGAGTAATTATGGACAAAGAACTGGAAAAAGTGCTCAAAGAACTTAAAAAGCACCTGGACGAGTTAAATCAGGCCCTTCTGGATCGGTTTAAACAGGAGGAAATAGAAGTGGTGGTGAATGGCAACTAATCCCCACTACGAAGCTCTTTTGGAGAGTATAAAAACTACTACTTCTCTTATCCATACGCTCAATAAAGACCTCAAAGATAACGAGGTGGGGCTGGCAACAATCAAGGCGCGGTTGGATGCCGTAGATGAAGTGACGCATGTTTTGACTGGTATGGTGCGCGACGGAAATGGTTGTAACTCCATTATGACTCGCCTGGCTTTAATGGAAGGGAATATCGCAACCCTGACCGATCGAGACACGCATTTTAGAAAGTTCGTCTATTCAAAATTCGAAGAGGTAAGAGATGACAAGAGGGAAGAGGCGGACAAAAATGGCAAGTTTAATCGAAAGAAGATATTAAACCTGCTAAAGATAGTTCCGGGGGTAGTAGCTCTTATTGCTTTGTTGGTAGAGCATTTAATCAAGTAGTAAGTAGTATATATTCCGTGTTTTGTTAACTATAAGTATTTATATCCTGCGCGGCGAAAATGTCAAGCGCGGGAATAAAGAAAAGGCAAAAAATGAGACAAGTCGAAGAGCTAAAAGTACAGTACGTCGGATACAGTCAGCCCACGACAGAGGGTGAGTTGCTTTTTGAAATCGCGGGTTTAGAGCTCGCCGTGTGTGAAATTCAGAGCAGAATCGCAAAGTTACGGCAAGCAAATCAGTTACGCAAGTTAATAGAGGCGGCCAATGAAACGAATCAGTAGCAGGTGTTGGGTGTTGGTAAAAATAGCCAAGCGCGAGCCGGACGAAGATGCGCTGATTCGAAAGATGCGGGCCAAAGTTAAAAAGGACCCGGTAGTGATAGAGGCGTTTCGAGAGTACGACGTTCCTTTGTCCAAGCTTGATGGAGTGGAGATCGAGTTTGATGATTTGGACGTTTCAGCCAAGACCAAAGACTGCCGAATATACCTGAACCGAAAGCTGCTCGAAAAACTGGATGAGACCGACGTTACTTCCTACCTTGTTCATGAAATCCAGCACTTTTTACAGCAATCAACTGGAGATACGAAAGGAAGTCAAGCCAAAGACTACCTCGACAAAGAAACAGAAATGGACGCTTTTCAAAAACAGGTGGAGTTCAAGCGCGAAAACAAAGGCGACGAGAAGGCAAGTGAATACATTGAAGATTTACTCGACTACCACGAAATAGACGGAAAAGAGCGCAAAGAGAAGAAGAAAGAACTACTGGGTAAATAGGAGAGCAGATGGGGCAACTTCAAACATTCCTGGGCAACACGACGTATTTGGATGTAGTACTGACTGACGGTAACGCAGTTCAGTACGTACAGGCGTTAGTGTATAGCTCGGCAGGTTCATTGTTGTCCACTATAAACTTGGGGCAGGCGAGTGTAGGGGTTATTTATCAGGGCAGCTACACACCTCCAAGCACAGGGGTATATAACATAGTCTATACGGCTTATTCGGATGCTGGATATTCGACGCCCAACACAACCTACCCGCGAATGTTAGACCAGGTTAATGTAATACCCAGCACTTTGGGTTGGCCAAATGTGAACGTGGTACAAATCGACGGGCAGACGACAGTAGGCACAAACGCTACTCTTAACTTGAAGAAGCTGAATATCGTAAATGCGGTAGGGGATGCGGTAACTATAACTTCATCGGGCAATAACGGCAACGGCATGTGGTTGGCTGGTAACGGAACTGGCAACGGATTTAAGGCTGTTGGTGGAAGTACAGCGGCAGGTATGATGCTTCAGGGTGGCAATATTTCAGGCGCCGGCATGGTTTCTTCGGGCCAGATGGGAATGTATGCGGCAAGTACAATGGCCGGTTATGCTGGTATTACGGCTAGTGGTTTAACAAGCGGGGCAGGAATCTTGGCCGCAGGTGGAAGTACAGCGGCTGGTATGATGCTTCGAGGCGGTTCGATATCGGGTGCTGGTTTGGTGGCTTCGGGTCAGTACGGTATAAATGCGACGAGTAGTTCGGCCGGTTATGCCGGCATTCTAGCTAGCGGGTATATGGCTGGTCCTGGTATGCTAGCAGTTGGTAATACAACAGGTGTTGGCATTCAAGCAACAGGTGGAGTAAGCGGTCACGGAATGAGCTTACTCGGTGGAACATCACAAGGTATGGGCCTTAATGCCATAGCACAAGCAAGCAGTGCAAATGGTATATTTGCACAAGCTGGGGCTTCTGCTGCTGGACTTTACTGTTACGGTGGTTCAGGCGGTGATGGCATTAAAGCTGGATCACAAGGTAACGCTAACGGTTTAAACCTAGTTGGCACTGGAACTGGTGCTGGTTTACTTTCCACTGGCGGCACAACAGGTCATGGTATCTCGGCAGTAGCGGGAAGCAGCTCTGGTACACAACACGGAATAAACGCAGCAGGCGGATATACTGGAAACGGCATCAAGGCCACAGCAGGCACTTTCGCAGGAACGCAGGCAGGCATTCTATCAACAGGTGGTCCGGCCGGCGCGGGGTTGTCACTTCAAGGTGGTAGCACAACAGGAGCTGGTTTGCTTGTTGCCGGAAACGCAGGCAACTCGGCTGGTATTTCGATTGCTGGACAGGGTACGGGAGCTGGTATTCAATCAGCGGGT